AACTGGTTTAGAATTATACAGGTTAAAGGTTATAAGAAATTAGGTAACAATACAGTGTATTCAATAAATGTAAACTTAGAACCAGGTATACCATGTGGTTATGTTTTAACAAACAATGGATGGTGTAGGTATAGTATAACTGGAGGACATGAAGCATTAATGTTAGTTATTGGGGGTCAATTAATTACTAATGTAATATATGTTGGAATGTGGATAGCACGCAATGTAACAATAAGTAGGCAAGAAGAATCAGAGTTATATGCAGTAGATATAATGACACAAGAAAGCTATAAAAGAATATTTAAGGTAAATATAAACATAGCTAACAAAGAAACACTGGACAAAAAGATAATAATTTATAGTTGGGACAATAGGAGTCATCACAAATATGATTATTTGGAAATGTTAGATAAAAACAAACCATTGATATTAACAAAAACAGGCACTTTGGAACAAGTAGACTGGGATATATTCAAGAGTACTCATGATAAGTGCTTTAATAGGTACACAGTATTGCAAGGCACAATATATCTCTTGGCAGAATATAAGTCAAGAATAACTGCAAGTTGTGAGAAGTATTTTATAACTGGAAGTTTTGTTGTTTCTTCAAATATGTATTACAATGAATATATATATGAGGATTGGTATAATGTATTTGAAAAGAAACGTTCATTAGAATGCACAGTCACAAAAGAACAAGCATTGATTTTGATGAAACAATTAATGGAAGAAGGACTAATTATTAATGGGGATTATGGAACCGTTGCTGAAGTAAGTAGTTTTAGTGAAGTAGAACTAGGAGTTAATTGGTGGGTACATGATGAATATGTTTATGTTAGAGGTTATGAATACATGTTTAAATTGATCAGGAGAGGAAAAGGTTTTGGAATAGAAGTAGTGACAAGCAATATTGTAAAACAGAAATGGATACAAGAAAAAGAATTCAATAGGCAAAATAATGAGAGTAAACTTGATTTTTCAAAATTACAATTAGAATATAATACAGATCAGCTACAATTAATGAGCTTAAATTTTGTACAATGGTATAGAAAAACCAATGTATTATTAGAAGCCCCAAGATCAATAGACATGTACATGAACATTGAATTGATACAGGAAGTATGTAAAATAGTAGAAATATCAAAACCAATGACTAATGTTTGTAACTTAGTGGATATTGATTATTGGTTGAGAAATGACTTAACAATGGAGAACTATATATTATTACCAACAGAAGGTGAGTTTACAACCAGAATAGTACCTTCTTCAAGAAAGGAAGAATTTCAATGTTATAATGAATATCCAGAGAGAGTAAGACCAGTAATTACAAAACATTATTTAAGTGAAGAGAGAGCTATAGCTAGTCGTACATATGGAAAAATTAATTATAGGAGAGGATTGCCATTGCCTTTGTCTTCAAGAATACTTAAGTTTGTTGACTATTGGGTACATAATGACTTTAGAAACTGCTTGAGTTATAATTGGGAAGAAAAAGATTCTGTAGATTTTGATTTGGACTTAACTCAAAAGTGGATAAAAGAATGTTTAACACCAGAAGACACTCTTTCTGAACTAGAAAAGAGATTCATGTATGGTTGGACTTACAAGAATATGACTGATTGTAAAATACATTTAAAAGTAGAGTCAGTATTAAAAGAAGAACCAATTTTGCAAGAAGAAGAATTAAATGCAAGAGTTATAGTATGGCAAGCAAGAGCTATAGCTGCTTTGTTCTCACCACCAATGAACATAATTAAACAAAGAATGAAAATGATAAGCAAACATAATGTAAGATATAGTGACGGAATGTCTTACAACGAACTTAATCAATTTTTAAAACAATGTGATAGTAAGGAATTTTATATTTGTAGTGATTTAAAGAAGCAAGATAGAC